AACATTACCGCTGCGGTGTTAAACGCGGAGTATCAAGTTACGGTTGTAACCGCCAACTCATACACATTTACAGCCTCGGCCACAGCCAATGCAACGGATGCCTCTGGTTCACCCGGCGGCGGTGCTTCCGTCGTAGCCGCATATCAGATCAATGTTGGCCCTGCGGTTCAAATCCCGTTGGTCGGTTGGGGTGCGGGGGGCTGGGGACTAGGAACTTGGGGCAATGGTTTAGCTACTGCTCTTGCGCTACGGTTATGGAGTCAAAAAAATTACGGCGAAGATTTAATTTTTGCGCCGCGTAACGGGGGTCTGTATTATTGGGAAGCGCCTACATTAACAGCCCGTGGCGTACTTCTTAACACCCTTGGCGGTAGTGTATCTTTTACCAGTGCTTCCCCAACTGTGGTGACATCGACCATACTTTATACCGAGGGCGCAGCCCTTCAATTTGCAGCCACTACATCTTTACCCACGGGCATCAGTGCGGCAACTACGTACTATGTGTTCCAAGTTAACGGCTTGACCTTTAACCTGCTGGATGGTGCTGGTGCAATAGTCAACACCTCTAGTACGGGCACGGGTGTGTACATCTCTTTAATCGTGGATGTGCCTACAACGCTAAATGCTTTCACTGTATCTGACACATCTCGTTTTGTCTTGACTTTCGGTTGCAACGACTACGGCTCGGCCACACTAGACCCTATGTTGATTCGCTGGTCAGCGCAGGATGATCTTTACAACTGGACACCTGACCCTACAAATCAAGCGGGGTTTATACGTATTTCTAGCGGCTCAGAGATCGTTACAACAATTCAAACTCGCCAAGAAATTTTGGTGTTTACCGACTCGGCTGTGTATTCACTTCAATACCTTGGCCCCCCTTACGTCTGGGCACCGCAGTTACTTGGTGACAACATCTCTATTTATGGCCCCAATGCGGTAGTTATAGCTTCTGGTGTTGTGTACTGGATGGGTATAGACAAGTTCTACGCCTACGATGGCCGGGTGAACACGTTGCCTTGTGCCTTACTTCGGTTTATTTTTACCGATATTAATAGCGATCAAAACTTGCAAGTGTTTGCGGGAACAAACGAGGGCTTCAATGAGGTCTGGTGGTTCTATTGCTCAGCCAATACGTCGGCTGTTGACAAGTACGTTATCTATAACTACGTTGAAAAAATCTGGTACTACGGCACGATGGCGCGAACAGCATGGCTTGATTCAGGATTGCGTGATTTTCCTTTAGCCACAACGTACACACTTAACATTGTTGAGCACGAAAACGGATTAAACGATAACGAAACTGGTACAGCAACGGCTTTGGACGCTTACATATCTTCGTCTGAGTTTGACATTGGCGACGGTCATAACTTTGGGTTTGTGTGGCGCGTCTTGCCGGACTTAACCTTTGGTGATTCTGCAAACACTCCTGCTGGCGCTGTGCCGTCGGTGTCAATGACTCTACAGGGACTGGCTAACTCAGGCTCTGGGGTTACAAGTACAGCTTCGCAGCCCGTGGCTAAAAGTAGCACCTACGTCATTACAGAACAGTTTACAGGGCAGATATTTACACGCATGCGCGGCCGCCAGATGATCTTTAAGATTAGCTCCAACCAAGTTAATACAACATGGCAGTTGGGCGCACCCCGTATTGACATTAGAGCGGACGGTAGACGCTAATGGCTGAACTAAGCGCAACCCCTCCAAGTCTGCCTCTGCCCCCTGACGAGTACGACAGGCGTTACTTCGATCAACTGACCAATATTTTACGTCTGTACTTTAATCAGTTAAATAACCCCGGCGACATGGGCGGGGCAACGCTTAATCTAGACCTTGAGACACTGCCGACTGAGGCGGACTTGCCGACTTTGAGGCTTGGTGATGTCTACAGAGACACGCAAGATGGTGTGCAGGCAACAAGCCAAATGCTTCGCATAAAGACCTCAACATGATATTATCGACCAACCCACATTTTGAGAGGCAGATATGAGCCTTGCTGTACTAGCCGATCACATGGCATCTAAGGGTCGCGGCCCTGACTCGATGCTCATCCACATGTCCCCACGTGAAGTGCAGGGGCTACAAGCGTTGGCCGTAAAAAATGGTGGCTCACTGACTGTCAACCCTAATACGGGTCTTCCTGAAGCTGGCTTCTTGGACAAGCTGCTCCCAGCAATCATTGGCGGCGGCATTAGCTATTTCTCAGGCGGCTCGATTGACCCAATAACCGCCGCTGCTATGGTTGGCGGTGTGGAAACTGTACGTACAGGTGATTTGGGTAAGGGTATTAGCGCAGGTCTTGGTGCTTACGGCGGGGCTGGATTGGCTGCTGGATTTGCTGGTGCGGGGACGGGCGCGTTGTCCTTAGAAGCGGGCAACGCTGCTTTATCTCAAGCAGGGCTTACAGGAGAGGCTGCGGTTACTTTACAAGCAGATCAAGTTGCTTCACAAGCAATAGGCGATAGGCTGGCATCCGCAACTCCGTTTGACAAACTTTCAGCAGGCGCAAAAGCAGTTACATCTAGCCCCAGCGCTCTTGGTAGTTTTGCTAAAGACAATTTCAAATACTTAGCCCTAGGTGCTGCTCCTATTCTTGCAGACCAAGCAATTAAGTCCAATATGCCGACGACAACAACTAGTCCCGGTCAGATGCGCACGTTCTCATACGACCCCTACGGCCAGCGTTACACGCCTACAGGTAACTACCAAGTGCCTAGAAAAGCAGAAGAAAAAGAAGAGACGGCAGCAGATGGCGGCTTGATGGGTATGGATAACGGCGGCTACAGCCCCGGCCAATTAAATTTTGCTGAACGCAGTGAACCTGTTGTTCGCATGGCTGCTGGTGGTACAGGAGGACTAGACTATCAGACGCTTGTATCGTCGCTGCAAAACTCCCCGCTAACAGCAGAACAACGAGCTGCCCCAAGCCCTCAGTATCAGGCAACGATAGATTATTCTTCACCATCTGTCAGTGATGACATGGTGCAACGAGCTTATCAAGACGTATGGGGTCGCGCAGCAGCACCTTGGGAGGTAGAGGCTTGGCAAGGTGTTGCGGGTGATGCTACGGAAACTGCTCTTTCAAAGGCCCCTATACAAGCGCAAGTGGGTGATATATACCGCAACGTACTGGGTCGTGATGCAGATCCGGGTGGCCTTAAAAATTACACAAACCAAATAGCAGCGTTTAATCCAGTGATGCTCAGCGCTGGGCAAAGACCAGACCAAGTGTATGAAAACTTCTTGGCAGACGCACGTACAAGGGGGGAGATATTTAATACCGACCCAACTAGATTCCAAGACTATGCGTCTGCCGTCACGCCTTACACGGGGTATCAGTCAGCAGACCAAACTAACATTGTTGACGAGTGGGTGCGCAATACGCTTGGGCGTGAGGTTACTGCGGCTGATAAAGAGCAGGCGTGGTATAAAGATGCGTTCAAAACAACGCAGACTATTCCGGGTTATCAAGACCTGTACGGCCAATTTCAAAACTACGCTAGAACTGATTCGACTGCTACAAACGCCCAGAAGATTAGAGAAGCCACAGCGTCCTTGGCGGCAAGGGGCATGACCGAAGCAGACGTTCTAAGGCAAACAGGTAAAACCGTTGCCCAACTGGTAGCTTCCGACATTGACGTCAACAAAGACTTATTCACTGCTTCTCAATTGCGGGCTCCCGGCGCTAGAGCTGGGTTTAATTTTAATAGCATACAAAACCCGTATGGAAATGCCACCAACCCCGGCGATAAAACATACAACCCAGATGGCTCAATCACTGTAACGCCAAATATTCCGGGCCGTCCGTCCGGTGGTTTCTCTGGAATGGATGAGGTTAAGAATGCCTATACTGCTGGCGGCGGTAGCTTGGGCTATACGCCTAATGCGCCAAAAACAATGGAAGAGTTTAATAAAAGATTTAACAAGCAGACCGGCGGTTCTAAGCAAGCCTATGACTACTTGATGGGCAAATCAAATTATTCGACTACGCCGTATACACCTACTGGCGAGGTAATGAAACCATATTCCGAATCAGTTTTAGGCGCGCCTGTAAATATTACTTCTAAGAAAGTTTTGTTTGACCCCGTTACTAGGAAGTACAAAGTTAACCCCGACTACATCCCTGTAACTTACACACCCGAGGGCAAAAGAGTTGTTGGTGTATCTGACAGAGAAGTTGCGAATAAATTGACCAGTACAACAGCGGCTACCGGGGGCTTGCTTAGCTTGGCTGGCGGCGGCTCGGCGATGGACACCACATCGGACTACGGGAAGTGGCTAAAAGACAATAACGTCAGCATAGAGCAAGTGGCTAGAGCCCTAGGCATTAGCGTTGCCGAAGCCAGAAAACGGTACGAAACAAAAGGCGGCGCAAAAGATACCGGCATGGATCTTGGTGGGCCTAAGTTGGATAGCGGGACAGGTAGCGATGCCATGCAGCCCCGAGACAAGAAAACCGAAGACTACCTAACTTGGGAGGAGTCGACAGTCGCAGGGAAAGAGGCTCGGGCTGCGCGTATGGGGGAGGTTAATAATCTACTGACACTTGGTATTCCCGGCGCTGCACTTGCAGCAAAGCTTAGTGGGCGTCCTATAAGCATGCCTAATTTTAGCGTGTTATTTGGTACACCGCAGTCCTATCAAGACGCAGTTGCGGCTCAACAAGATGCTCTAGCGCAATCTCAAAATCAGGCGCTAAATGCTATGTCAGGGCGGCAAGAGACCCAGATGAACGCTGAGCCGGGCAGTTTTAGCGGTGTCGCCCCTGCTGCCCCTGCTGGCGTTGAAGGTTTAGGTACTGGCGATGGAGGTTTAGGCGGCGGTGGCGGCAGAAGCGCTGGTGATGGCACTGGGGCTGGCGGCAACCAGTCTGGCAACGAAAGCGGCGAGGGGCTAGGTACTGGTGATGGCGGCATGGGCGGCGGTGGCGGTCGAAGCGCGGGTGATTCTCCGCTTGCACACGGCGGTCTGACTGCTCTAGCCCAAGGCGGTATGTATAACCTTGGCGACTACTCCGATGGCGGCAGGCTTCTGCGCGGCCCCGGCGATGGTGTGTCTGACTCTATCCCTGCGACCATTGGCAAGAAGCGCCCTGCACGTTTGGCTGACGGAGAATTTGTAGTTCCAGCACGGATTGTTTCTGAGTTGGGTAACGGCTCAACAGAAGCTGGTGCGCGTAAACTGTACGCCATGATGGACAGAATCCAAGCCGCTCGCCGAAGCTCAATCGGCAAAGGCAAAGTGGCTAAAAATAGCCGCGCCGATAAATATCTTCCCGCATAAGGAGCCGATAAATGGCCGCACCAACAGCAATACAGCAATACCAATACGGTTTTGCCCCCGAAGTAGCAGAGTATGCACAGAACATGCTTGGCCAGAGCGCGGCTCTGACTAATCTAGACACGAACCCGTACATGCAGTATCAAGGGGAGCGTAATGCGCAGTTCTCCCCACTGCAAACCCAGTCGTATGAAAACGCGGGCTTGATGCAGACTGCGCCTCAGTTAAAAGATGCAACAGCTTTGGCTGGTACGGCTGGGTTGGGCGCACTCAATACTCAGTACACGTTCAACCCGGCTAGCTTTGACTCTGCAACTGCTCAAAGCATGATGAGTCCTTACATGGACAATGTGGTGGCCCGTCAACAACAGGACGCTACGCGACAAGCGGCTATTTCAGGGCAAGCGCAGCAAGCTCAAGCGGCTCGTTCAGGTGCGTTTGGTGGCAGCGGTGACTATCTTATGCGCGGCCAAGCAGCAGGTAACTTAGCTCGCCAAAAAGGTGACATCCAAGCCACCGGGTTGCAGAACGCCTACAACCAAGCTATGCAGCAATTCAATGCTCAGAACCAGCTTAACGCTCAGCAGCAGCAGTTTGGTGCGGGCCTAGGTCTTCAGGGTCTACAAACTGCGGGTGCAGCCGCTCAGAACTTAGGTAATTTGGGCAATACGCAGTACCAGCAGAACATGGGCATTAATGCAATGCAGAACCAATACGGTTTGCAGCAGCAGCAACAGGTACAAACTGATCTGAGCAACAAGTATCAGGACTACCTGAACTCCCAGAACTACCCGTATAAGCAATTGAGCTTTATGTCTGACATGTTGCGCGGCGTACCTCTATCGCAAACGGGTAGTTCTATTTATCAAGCTCCTCCTTCAACCGCACAAAACATTGCATCGTTGGGTCTTGGCGCGGCTGGTATCAGTAAGATGTTTGCCGAGGGTGGCAGAGTGGAATCAAACGGCGGTGGTATTGGCGCACTTGCTTTGAATCATTTGGTGTAAGGAATAATCATGATTGACATGGCATCTGTCTACGCCGAGCGGTACAAACAAAACCCTCAAGCTCTGCAAGCTGCGGTGATGGGCCAGAGCCCTGACCCTAAGCTAGACCCCTACACTGCGCTCAATGCACTGAAGTTGGTCAAAGAATCTCAAAGGATGGCTATGGCGGGTCAGGCACAACAGCCGACTTCGTCCCCCTCTATCGTTGCTGAGAACGTGGCCCCTCCTCCTATGATGCAAGGTCTAGGCGCGATGGTGCCCGGTGCAATGGGTCAAGCCCCCCAAGGTATGCCGCAGCGCCCCCCGATGCCACAGCCTACTATGCAGGCCGCTTCCGGTGGTCTGGCCGGTATGTACACGCCCGAAGAAGACTACGCTGCTGGCTGCATTGTTGCGTTTAACGGGGAAGATGATAGTGTTGTTAGAGATCCTGATGCTACAGAGTTTGTTTCTGACCCAAACAGCGGGTCATCAATGTACAGGCGTCAATCCGATGCTGTTGACACCGATCCGGAGTTGTTTGCAAACCAGATGGCAGATGAAGTTGGCACCGGCAAACAGGTTAAATCGTCTGACAACACGGACGACGTTCGTCAGATGATTAAAAACGCGCAACGTGGAACCTCCACGCAAGCAGATGATAATGCAGCGCTTACTCAATATATGCAGCAAATTGACAGATACGGCGGCCCCAATATTTACGATCCGGCCAACAAACGACTTACAGAGCGAGAAGCGGCGCGGGCTAAAAGTTCAAGTCGAGGGCAAGGTCTGGCTTTACTGGCTGCTGCGGGAGCTATTCTTGAGGGTAACACTCTGGCCCGAGGCGCATCAAAAGCGTTTCCTGTATTTGCTAAAGAAATGGGTGAAGTGCAACGTGCCGACATATCCGAGCAAAGGTCTATTGAGGGTATGCAATTTGCTTTGGCCGACGCTCAACGTAAAGAACGTATGGGTGATATTCGTGGTGCGTTAGCTGCAAGGGAGACGGCACGCAAAGAAAAGAACGACGCAGCTGAGTTTGAACTCAAGAATGCTGTTGCGCTAGGCACCTTAGACGCTAAGGTACGGAAGGATCTCAAAGATACCACTAAGACACCCACAGACT